CTACCTATCTTTCGCAGCGAAGCGGAGTGGCCTGTCCGGCCAAGAGGACAAAGGGGGGGCAACTGACTGCAGAATGCGGTAAGTATTATTACCCCCCCCTAGTTAACAGTTCACATGGGCATTACTGTGGACTGGAAAACTGATGTGAAGATTAACAAAAAGAAGATATTAAAATGTAATAGCTGCTTTTCTGAGGTTGTGACTATTGCTAAATGTCATACTAACCGATGTTGTGGTCATAGAATGCATATTTATGGTTGGATTCTTGACGATGGTATTTGTCGCAATTGCGGACAATGGTGTTGTAGGTGTCAATAATGACACAACAGAAAAGACATTGGGTCGGCACTATGTGGCCTGGCCATGTTGGTATTGACGAAGATTGTAGTGAAGAGGAAATTATCGACGCTTTTCGTCGTGAATGGCATAATCTAGAGGATTTGCCTAATATTCGGTATTTAGGCGGGCAAGTGGAACGTGCCGATACCGGAAGACTTCACATCCAATTTTACGTAGAGTTCTCGAAATCTTATAGGATGAACGAGGTTTTACGTACATTAAGTGCTAATATTGAACCCCGTAAGGGTACTAGAGATGAAGCACGTAAATATTGTAGAAGTACAATATATAAAGGCAAGAATAAAGGACGAAGTGTTTTATTGCCTGAGTTTGGAGAATGGAGAGTTGAAAAGGCTGCTGCCGTCTCTCCAAAACAACGTGCCTTGCAAATGTTAAAGCAAGGTTTCTCCCCTTCTGATATATTACAACATGATCCGGATGTGTATTTTACTCACTACCGGGCAATTGAGGCTACTTATGGCCTCATGGAGAAAGCCGGGATAATATTAAGTACCGCCGGCGAAGAAGAGTAATTATGGCCCGCCGAAGAAGTTCTCGTTCTACGAAGATACAACCAGCTGTAATGTCTATGGTTTTTAATATTCAATATGATTCTTCAGGTTCAAAACAAACTCAATTTATTGATTTGTCACAATGTGCTTCTATCATGAATCGAAGGTTTTACCGTCAAGGTCTTAATTGGGCTGTATCAGGTTTTAAGGTTCTCACAGAGGCTGGAGTTCTTGGACAGGTTTCTATTAGCAAGCTCCCAAATACATGGATAATGTCGAATAGTTGGGAGAAATCATTCCGTGCATGGTCCCACATGATTGATAATGCTACTGATGAACAGGGATTACAATCTGTTAAAGGTAAATTTTTGGACTTCAAAATTTATGCTGATGTAAATCACCATACTCTTGGTTTTGGTGCTAATTTGATTCCTCAATCCTCTGCTACAGATTTACTTGCTCCACAAGTTGCAGAACCTGGACAGTGGCAACCATCAGAGATTGAATTACCTTCAACAACTGCTTCTCCTGGTGCTTCATTTGCTTATGAGTTGATTGCAGTTGGTCCTAATACTCCTGGTGCTGGTGATTCCGGTCTTAATGCTAAGTCTATTATAGGCGGTTATGAGGTTTCTCGTGCGCTTCCTGCTGAGACTGATCCGAATGTTCCTAATGATGCTTCATCTACTGATGCTAATTGGATGTTAGGTTTGTTTAATGATGGTACAAACCAAGATGGTGATGTTGTTCAGATGCTTGAGGTTACAGGCGATCGTAATCCTTACCCGTACGAGGGTGATGGTATTAGCACAGATACAATGTATCCTGGTGGTCAAAATCAACTTCCTACTTTAGAGATTCATGATATTGATTTCATTTCTGGCACTACTATCGGTGGTGCTACTCGTTTGAAAGGTGGAAACTTTCCTTGTGGTTTAATTGCTGTTGGTCTTTCAGGCTTTGAAGGTACACCCGCTAAACCTGATGGGTTTTTGTTACAGGTTGATTTAGTTCCTGGTACTCACAGAGGCTATCTTTGTGAACCTATGACGGAGATGTGATATTATGAATACTACTCCCATTGAAACTGCTATTGCAACATCTAAGATGGCTATGGTTATTGATCATCTTAAAAATAATCGTATTGAGTACTTGGTACTTGTATTATTCTCGCATGTACTTGGTCTTACCTCCAAGGCTACAGAACATGTTGCGGGAGTGTGTGCATGATGACTTGGAAGAAAGGAAAAACATTTAAGAAAGGAAATAAAACTGTTCGTTATATTTACAAGAACGGTAGAAGATCAACTAAGAAATTGGTTACCGTGAAAAAAGGTGGTAATTCTTATCGCCGAAGATATTGAACAACTGGCTGAATGTGTCCAGTGTGATACTCGTACTCTTAATCGTTTTGTTATAGAGACAGATTCTGGTCAAATAGTCCATTGTATTTGTAATTCTTGTTATGCGGAGTGGGTTGAATGAATCCGCAAATGGTTTTGTTCCTTGCAGAGAACGCTCTTAAAATAAATCGTATGCGTTCTAATCCTTCTAGGAGTTTGTATGAGTTTGGTATAATTAATCCTTATACTCAATGGCCTTCTGCACCTAAGAGGTTGCCGTTTATGGATCGACCTTTTGGACCAGGTTATGAGACTCTTCCTGAGATGTCACGTGCTAGACCTATGATTGCTTTAGGTATGCTTCTTCGTCCGGCAGTTGTACCAGCTTCAATTGCTGTTGTTGCTGCTGTTTCTGTCGATGTTGAAACTGTTTTATTAAATGAAATCGTTTCATCCGAATCTGTTCCTACTTCTGATAAGATTCGATTTATGCAAGGTGTATCGTATTATTGATTACACTACCTATCTTTCGCAGCGAAGCGGAGTGGCCTGTCCGGCCAAGAGGACAAAGGGGGGGCAACTGACTGCAGAATGCGGTAAGTATTATTACCCCCCCCTAGTTAACAGTTCACATGGG